AAAGAAAACGATGGTAGCTATATTGTGTTTGGCAAGTATCGTGTGGCACAACACCTCTACGGATACATGGTCAGCACTTGGTCAGATGACATACACTGCTTTGACAGCAAGCGCAATGCTGTGAGCTGGTGTGTGGCAGACAAATTTAATCAACTGACATTGGCCAACACTATTTTGAATCTAGACCGTAGAAAACAAACATTAACAGCTGATATCCATTGCCGTCAAAGCATAGGCAGACGTAGTCAGTCAACTCACTCTTATGAAATCATAAACATGAAAGTACAGCCCAAACAAATTCTGTTAAATTCAGTATCATCTGAATTGGAGAAATGTGTAAACTCGGCTAAATATATGCAAATTAGAGGATTCTCAAATGAAACTGCAAGAACTAGCGGCCCCTCAGCCAAGTAAACAAATCGCCAAAGTATTCGAAAGCTACTTTGGTTCACGCATCAGCTTTGACCAACTTAGTCGTCGTCAAACTGCTGGCATGCTTGATCGTGTGCGAGGCCTACTGGGTGAACACCAGAACACCACGGCTCGCCACCACAGTGAAAAGAATCCCAGTTATCTCAAACTGGTAATGATGGAACAGGCTCTTCGTGGACGTCTCAAAGAAATGGACGCACCGGGTGCTGCTGGACAAGTTGATCCAGCCGCTGCTGTGGCCAAAGTCAAAGATCCCAAACTGGCTGCTGCTCTCAAGAAAAGCACTGCTGGCCAGACACTCAATCCTGATGAACAAAAAATGGTTGCCGGTGCTGCATTGATGCAGGCCGAAAGCTATCGTCGTCGTCAACTGGGACGTAGACTAACTGAAAGCGAAGTGCAACAAGCACAAGTTGTGTTGGCTGCCCAAGACATGGTTGACAAGATGCAAAGCATGCTGGAAGATGTATCTGAATTGCAATTCAAAGAACTGCCAGCCTTGGTTGATTCGATCAAGAATCAAGTTGGCATTGACCAAGCTGCACAATTCAATGGTGACGCAAGTGCTGCGCTGACTGGATTGATGCAAAATCTGCAGGCTGCAAAGCTACAAATGGATCAAGCTCTGGGTGTGGTCACAGGCACTGCACAAGCACCAGTTGATGCTGCTGCTGACGGTGCAATGGCCGGCGCCGAAATGGGTGCTGACATGGGTGCTGACCTGGGCGCCGAAATGGGCGCAGCTGATGATGTTGCTGCTGACCCAGAAGCCGAACCACCTGCAAGTGCTGGCCTGGGCCGAGCACGTAGATAATGAAAATATTTGAAGTCGACGGCGGCCTCTCAGAATTTACTCCCAAGCCCGATCAATTGATGGGCTTGGTCTCATTTCTTAACGGGCGAGCCGAAGACACTGGCAGTCAAAAACAAATCAGTCAACAAGCATTTATTAGTCTGGCCCAGAGCCTAGACATCAACGTCACTGACCAAAACGTTGCTGAATTGGTGGGACAACCCCCGCTGAGCAATTTACTGGAACCGCTGGCACCAGACTCTCAGGATCCAATTGTGTTCAAAGGTGGTGAAGCGCCTGCACCAGCCACAATGCCAGTTAACAAAGCTCAGAACATTGTGGCTGCCGCTGCCAAATCGGCAATGAAAAAAGATCGCGGCGTTTAACACCAAACTGCATTGACATTTGTCGTTAAATACCTTATAATCAAACTAAGGAAAATTTTATGGCATATTCAGAAAAAGTTGTAGACCACTACGAGAATCCCAGGAATGTGGGCAGTTTCTCCAAAGAAGACACAGATGTGGGCACAGGCATGGTAGGAGCTCCGGCTTGCGGTGATGTGATGAAACTGCAAATCAAAGTCACGGATGGAATAATCACAGATGCAAGATTTAAAACATACGGTTGCGGCAGCGCGATTGCGTCAAGTTCGCTTGTTACTGAGTGGGTCAAAGGACGTACACTTGAGCAGGCGGAAACGATCAAAAATAGCGAAATTGCTACTGAGCTTGCCCTCCCCCCTGTTAAAATTCATTGTTCAATACTTGCAGAAGATGCCATCAAAGCGGCGGTAGCTGACTACAGGGTCAAACATGATCTTGTTCACTGACACTGCTCGAAACAAAATCAAACGATTGTTAGAAAAACGCGGTGGCATAGGCATACGTCTGGCAGTAAAAACCACTGGGTGTTCAGGACTGGCTTATGTGCTAGAATACGTTGATGCACACGCTGGTGACAGCAGCACCATAAATTATGCTCAACCAGATTTTTCTGTGCTGGTGGACAAAAAACACGAAGTATATCTTGATGGCATGACTGTGGATTATGTTCGCCAAGGCCTCAATGAAGGATTTGAATTTTCAAATCCCAACGAACGTGACCGTTGTGGTTGCGGAGAAAGTTTCAGAGTTTAAATGATAGTCAACAGATACAATTACGCACCCATCAATAGAGAAACCATAGACGGCAAACGACACTACTGCTTGCCCGACGGCAGCAAGGTACCCAGTGTGACCACAATCCTGGATAGAACCAAATCAGAGGAAAAACGTCAAGTCTTGGCCAACTGGCGCAAACGAGTGGGCGAACAAAAAGCACAAGAAATTACCACAGAAGCTGCCAATCGTGGCACACGCATGCACAGCTATCTTGAGCATTACATGCTGCATGATGACATGAAGCCCTTGCCCGGAAACCCGTTTGCACATCCTTCATGGTTCATGGCAGCAGAAGTAATCATGCAGGGCCTACAGCATGTGAACGAGTGCTGGGGTGTTGAAGTGCCGTTGTATTATAGTGGGTTATATGCTGGCACCACTGACTGCTTGGGATTGTGGAAGGGCCGTCCTGCAATCATGGACTTCAAACAAACCAACCGGCCCAAAAAACGCGAATGGATTGACGACTATTTTATACAGTTGGCAGCGTATGCAGCAGCACACAATGAAACACATGCCACTGTCATTGATTGCGGCGTTATCTTGATGGCACAGCAGCCTGACATGCTGGCCGATGGTAGCTTGAGCAAGCCCATATACACTGAGTACGTGATTGAAGGCGACGAATTTGCACACTGGAACAATGAGTGGATGAAACGAGTCGAGCAGTACTACGCCACACGCTAAATATGTGATACCCTGTAAGGATCACAAATCGTGGCAATTGTACAAATTTCAAGAATAACCCAACGTAAGGGTCTAACAACCGACTTACCACAACCCCTAGCTGGCGCCGAACTAGGCTGGGCTGTAGACGACCGCAGATTGTTCATTGGCAATGGAACCATCGAAGACGGTGCACCTGTTGTGGGCAACACCGAAGTACTAACTGAATTTTCAGATATCCTTGGTTTTGCAACTTCCTACACCTACGACGGCGCAGCGGCCGGATACACTGTGCAAACAGGTGCCACTGCTGGAAGTCCCGTTAGTCAAAGTTTGCAATCAAGGTTGGACAGTTATGCAATAGTCACAGACTTCGGGGCAACAGGTGATGGCACCACAGATGACACTGCTGCAATAAATCGTGCATTGAATCAGTTGTATTGCCGAGAAATCAATCCACAAATTCGTCGCAGCTTGTTCTTTCCTGCTGGCACATACATTGTTACTGATACCATAAACGTACCTCCATATGCCAAGTTGTACGGCGAGGGCAGCAACAGCAGCATCATTAATTTTAATGTGCAAGCACACACTTCCTTGATTGCATATGCTGAAGGAGTGTTGGTTTCTAGTACAGGTAGTTTTTATCGCAGCTTGGCCGATGTGCCAATTGGAATTGTGATTGGCAACGCCACTTACTGGGCAATTGAAAGTTTACCGGACTACGTTGGACGAACGGCTGACAGTCTTCAGCAGACTGGAGTAAACATTGCTACCAACAGTGCAATTGCTCCACGCAATATTGAAATTTCTGCCATGTCATTCACCACCAACCAGGTGAACAATGGTTTCTTGTGGGAAGATGCTGAACAGTGTAGTATGGATTCAGTCACCATTGAAGGACCACTGACCACAGCCGAACTAGTGGATTCCGTTGAAGATACCCGAGCCATTGATTGGTCCAGCACCGCCAGTTTGGTAACCAGTGGCGTGATTCTAAACAATTGCAAGTACAAAGGCTTTACCTACGCTTCGCAAACAGATCAACAGATTGAAGGTATTACTTTTAGCAACAGTCAATTTGACACACTGTATCAAGGTATAGTGTTGGGCGACACCGTGGTAGTCAACGGCGGTGCATCAGGCGTTAGAGTAGTTCAGAATATCTTTGACAACATATACATACAGGGAATTGTGTTTACCAATGTCAGCCGTAATGTCAGCGGCTACAACTCATTCTACGATGTTGGCAACCACTTCAACGGAGCCACATTGCCAGCCAGTAGTATCATTGACATTGATGCTGAGAACAATGTCAGTGTTGGCGACATGTTTGAACGCAACAACAGTCAGAGTGCAACACACAGTCGTATTAACCTAAACAACACCAACTCAATGGCCATGAGCATGAACGTGCATGACATTGTGATGTATCAAAGCGGTGTTCAAAACGAAAGCCAGGGCAACGCCTTGGATCTGGGCACATACCAACGCACTGCTGGTATCCAAGACACCTTGCTTGACAACACCACAGGCGGCAACATTGTTTTTGTCACTGGTGCAGCCATCAGTTCAATTCAGATGGATTATTCAATTGCCAGAGCAGATTCTCGTCGACGAGGTACCATTATTGCTGTAAAAGGCACCAGTACAACCACAACTGGTTTTGTGTTCACTGATGATTTTTCAGAAAATGCATCTACTGGAATTACTCTAAATGTGATTGGCACTGGAGGCAATATTCTGGTGCAATACGACTCAACCTCAACTGGTAGCAATGCTACCATCAAGTACAGCATTACCAACCTTGGTTGATGTGGCCTAAAAATTTTGCCGATCGACTGGAGTCTTGGAACAATCTTAGACTGCAGGCTGCCGCAGCCGATCTAGACTCTGCGGTGGCCATGATCAACGCATGGTGGTTCAAAATCCCTTGGAAAGCATATCACTTGCACTGGGATGATTGTGACAATTGGCCAGATCCTTGGCAGCTTTTGAGCGACAATATGTATTGTCCTCTTGCTCGCGGACTGGGAATACTGTATACTATTACTATACTAGATCGTTCTGATCTTCAGGACTGTGAGCTAATCGAATGTGGCAGCGACAATTTAGTCCTTGTACCTCAAAAGAAATATATACTTAATTGGGACCAGGAACAAATCGTAAATATCAATCCAGCGCCGAGACATCCCCTACACAGCATCTGTCAGAGCAAATTAAAACAACAAATAAGGTAAAGAATGAAAATTATAACGGTACAAAAGCGCTCGGGGCAGCGTGAGCCACTGGCTATCGAAAAATGGCAAACCCAGGTAGCAAAAGTATGTCAAGGAATAGCAGATGTAAGTCAAAGCATGGTAGAGATCAAGGCGCAATTGCACTTTTATGATGGCATTACCACCAAAGAAATTGACGGTATCACACTCAGAGCAATTGTAGACTTGATTGACGTGGAATCAAACCCGGATGTAGGTCATACCAATTACCAATACGTGGCAGGTAAACAGCGTCTTAGCATGTTGAGAAAAGATGTGTATGGCTGCTATGATGTGCCATCACTGTACACGATTGTAAAAAAGAATGTGGCCACCGGCCTGTACACTCCTGAACTGCTGGAGTGGTACACCGAAGACGACTGGAATCGCATGGATTCTTTCATTGACCACAGCAAAGATGAATTGTACGGCTATGCTGCCATAGAACAACTGATTGAAAAATATCTAGTTAAAAACCGCTCATCAGGACAAATTTATGAAACTCCACAAATTAGATACATGGTCGCGGCCGCTACTGTATTTCACTCAGAAGAACCGAACACAGCGAGAATGCGCTACATCAAAGAATATTACAACGCAGCTTCAGACGGTCTCTTTACTCTTGCTACTCCTGTACTTGCTGGACTGGGCACTCCTACAAAGCAATTTTCAAGTTGTGTTCTTATACGCAGCGATGATGACCTGGATAGCATATTTGCTTCGGGCGAGATGATGGCCAAGTATGCCAGCAAACGAGCTGGCATTGGGCTAGAGATTGGTAGATTGCGTCCACTAGGTTCGCCCATCCGGGGCGGTGAGATCATGCACACAGGTATGATTCCATTCTTAAAGAAGTGGTTTGGAGATTTGCGCTCATGCTCACAAGGAGGTATTCGTAATGCAAGTGCTACTGTATTTTATCCTATTTGGCATCATCAGTTTGATGATCTTATTGTGCTTAAAAACAACCAAGGAACAGAAGAAACCCGAGTCCGTCATATGGATTATGGGGTTGTGCTTAGTGCTTTCTTCTGGAGACGATTCAAGAACAAACAAGACATAACTTTCTTTGATCCCAACCAAGTTCCAGATCTGTATCAAGCATTCTACAGCAATACTGAGTTGTTTGAAGAACTGTATGTGAAATACGAAAAGCAGTCTGATCTACGCAAAAAGACCATGAGCGCAGAAGAAGTGTTCAAATCAGGCATTCTCAAAGAGCGCACTGATACAGGACGTATCTATCTTGTGTTCATTGACAATGTGATGAAGCAGGGTCCTTTTGATCCCGAATACCATACCATTTACCAGAGTAACCTTTGCTGTGAAATACTTTTACCTACTAAGTCCTTTAAACGTCTGGATGACGATACTGGTCGTATCGCACTTTGCACCCTGGGTTCAATCAATTGGGGTGCGTTCCGTAACCCAGAAGATATGCGCAGGGCTTGCCGTATACTGCATCGTAGCCTCAATAACATTCTTGACTATCAAGACTTTCTTTCCATCCAGTCTAAACTCAGCAATGACGAAATCAGACCGCTTGGAATCGGTATCACCAACCTTGCCTACTGGCACGCCAAGCGAAGCCTCAGGTACGGTGAGAAGGAGGCTCTAGCCGAAGTCAAAACCTGGATGGAGCACCAAACATATTATCTAACTGAAATGAGTGTTGAATTGGCAGAGGAACGAGGACGATGTGAAGGCAGTGATCACACACGCTATGGACAAGGACAGTTTCCCTGGGAACTTCGTGCAGTAGGTGTAAACGAACTGACTGATTTTACTCCTGAACTTGAATGGGAAACACTTCGTGCTAGAATGAAAGTCAGCGGAGTTCGTAATGCTACCAATGGAGCAATTGCTCCTGTTGAATCCAGTTCAGTGGCCATCAACTCAACCAACGGCATCGAAATGCCCATGAGTCTGATCACTGTGAAAGAAAGTAAGGCTGGCAGTTTGATTCAAGTAGCACCCGAGTACAACCGTTTGAAAAACAAATATCAACTGATGTGGGCACAAAAAGATTGCGACGGCTACTTGAAAACTGCTGCTGTATTGGCAGCCTATGTGGACCAAAGCATTAGCACCAACACCTTTTACAATCCTGCACACTTTGCAGATCGTAAAGTGCCCACCACCCTGATTGCTCGTAACTTGATGCAGTCACACTACTGGGGTTTGAAAACTTTCTACTACAGCCTGATCAACAAACAAGGTAGCAAAGGCCAAGACGAACCTGAAGCACCATTGGAAGTGATTGACTTTGATGATCAAGAAGATTGCGAAAGTTGTAAACTATAATGTTAGAAACCATTTGTGATGTGATGTTGGATGCGTATAAACGCAATTGGATTACCAGTCGTGATGGCAATGTGAGTATTCGTCATCACGACCGTGACCATTTTTATATCACACCCAGCGGTGTGCGTAAACAAACACTACAACCAGACCAGTTCAAGAAGATTCGTATTGTTGGCAGTATGTTGTGGGAAGAGCAGCCATACACTGATATCAGTGCCAATCTTAAACCGTCGGGCGAACTACCCCTGCACCTTGGACTACAGCGAAAAATGGGTCAGCACCGTAATGAAGTGCGAGTAGTGGTTCACCTACATCCAACCTACTGTATAGCGGCCATGCATGCTGGCATCGATTTGAGCACAGTTAGTGCTGAGTTTCCGGAACTGAATCGCTACACTCGGGTAGCACCCAATGTGGGGGATGTGGCTCCCATCAGTCAAGAGCTTGCAGACCAGTGCCACACTATGTTACACTTAGACGATGAAGGCAATATTGCTTACGACATTGTAGGCATCAAAGGACATGGTGTAGTGGCCATTGACACAAGTCCGTGGCGTGCTTACGAGCACATAGAAAGACTAGAACACATTTGCAAGATAGTGCTTGCATCAGGAAAATATTAAATGAGTTTTTTAGTAGCAAATTTGCCACCAGTGAAATGTTTTGTTCGTAGGGAATTTCTCTATGACTTTGAAAAGGGGCACGGAGAGCTGGAACCCTGTTGGTGGATATCGATAAAGTCTCAACGGAGTCAAGCATTTAGAATTGAATCATATTTAAATCAGTATGGTGCGCTATATGACAAACTTCCACTGCATGCATTTTGTTGGAAACCCATAGAGGGAGATCCATATCCTTTAGATTTCTTACAATTATGGAACAGCATGTCTTATGACATCACTGTGATTAAAAAAGCAATGATAGCAAATATGAGATGTAAAATCAAGATGAAAGATGGATCTTGGTTAGAAGGAGAATATCTTTTTACAGTTGATTCAGCACATCCAGATTTTAATGTGTTAGATTGTGGCCACAGTGAAGATGTTGAAGATCACAAAAGTTTTAACTTTATCAAATGTGACAACGGTCAATTTGCTGCCCAGCCAAACAATCGTGTTGTTATTTTAGAACCGGCAAGTAATCCCAAAGAAATGAAAATACCAGATTTTAATGTCGCTACCACCAGATGGAATGTTGAAATGGACCCAAAGTGGGACTATGGCCTGCCGGAAAACAAATGGCGTATGAACGAATAAAAACAAATAAAAGGAAAATACCAATGAGCCAAGCGCAATACAATTTAAAAACAAAAACAGATTATCTCAATCGCAAGATGTTTCTGGACCCAGCTGGTCCTGTGACCATTCAACGCTTTGAAGAAGTCAAATACAACAAGATTGTAAAATTTGAACAAGAGGCTCGAGGCTTTTTCTGGGTGCCCGAAGAAGTCAGCTTGACCAAGGATGCCAACGACTTCAAGGAAGCCAGCAGCACAGTGAAACACATCTTTACCAGTAACCTGCTGCGTCAAACAGCACTAGACAGTTTACAAGGTCGTGGACCCACACAGGTGTTTACTCCTGTGGTATCAATTCCTGAATTAGAAGCACTGATGTACAACTGGGGATTCTTTGAAACCAATATTCACAGTAGAAGTTACAGTCACATCATCCGTAACGTCTACAATGTGCCCAAGGATGTGTTCAGCACAATCCATGACACAAAAGAAATTGTTGAAATGGCCAGTACAATTGGCCTGTATTATGATCGCCTGCACATGATCAACTGCCGCAAAGAACTACAAGAAGATTTTGACGAATATGAACACATCAAAGCCATCTGGTTAGCACTGAATGCCAGCTACGGTCTGGAAGCGTTTCGCTTTATGGTCAGCTTTGCCACCAGCTTGGCCATGGTTGAGAACAGAATTTTCATTGGTAATGGCAATATCATCAGCTTGATTCTACAAGACGAAATCCTACACAAGGACTGGACAGCTTGGATTATCAATCAGGTGGTCAAAGAAGATCCACGCTTTGCACGAGCCAAGCAAGAATGTGAAGCTGAAGTGTATCAAATGTACTTGGATGTTATCCGTGAAGAAAAATCCTGGGCCGATTACTTGTTCAACCAAGGACCAGTGATTGGTCTCAATGCCAACATTCTCAAAGACTTTGTGGACTACACTGCTGTGAGCGCACTAAAAGAAATTGGTATCAAATATCAAGAACCTGCACCTCGTTCAACTCCTATTCCTTGGTTCAACAAGCATGTGGACACACACAAGAAACAATCTGCCTTGCAGGAAACAGAATCAACCAATTATGTTATCGGAGTCATGAGTGATCAACTGGACTACGATGCACTACCGGAGCTATAAAAATGAACAATGACATTAGACAATCTATTGCAGCAACCGCACCACGAGTGGATGATGCTTGGTTTGATGCCGGCGGTTTCCAAACCTACAAACACCCAACCCCTATCAGTTATGAAACTGCCACTGACAACGGCACAGTTCAAACACTAGAAGGTCCTGTGGACTACACAGTGGGTCACAAGATCATTACTGGGCCCAAGGGCGAAAAATATCCTGTGAGTCCCATCAAGTTTGCTGCATACTACGACGACAATGGTGATGGCACAGCAACACCCAAAAAGATCATGAAGGTTGCTCGACTTGCTGACCACGATGGTGTTGTCAAAGCCAGCTGGGGCAATCTAGAATATACCAAGGACAATGATTACATTGTGAAACATGGCCCTGGTGACTACGGTGTTGTGAAAGCAGACATCTTTGCCAAAACATACGACAAATCAAAAGAAGGAAAATAAATGAAAGCAATTGTATGGTCAAAAGACCAGTGTCCCTACTGCGTTCAAGCCAAGAGTCTCTTAGAGAGTCGTGGCATTGAATACGAAGAACGCAATGTAAGCCAAGACTGGACCCGAGAACAACTACTAGAAGCTGTGCCAACAGCTCGCACATTGCCACAGATCTTCTTGGGTGAAGAACACGTGGGCGGATTTACAGAACTCAGAAAGAAACTAGCATAATGCAAATAGCTCTTGAATACAATCAAGTATACACGTTCAAATTGAACTCAGGCGAAGAAATGGTTGCCAAGGTCAAACAGTCCGGCGGAGATTGGATCACACTAGAAGAACCAGTGAGTATTGCTCCGGGCCCTCAAGGCATGGGACTTGTGCCCAGCATGTTCACAGCAGATCCCAAGGAAGAAATTCGGTTAAATACCAACAGCGTTTCTTTGGTATCCAAGACTGATGACTCAGTCAAAATGAAGTACATAGAAGCAACCACTGGTATCAAAGTACCAGACAAGAAACTTATACTAGGATAACATGCCAGCAGTTCAACGAGTGGGTGATGTGGATTCAGGTGGTGGCGTAATCACCAGCGGGGTTGACTCTGTACGAATCAACGGAATTCCTGTGAGTGTCAATGGCTCTGGCGTGAGTCCTCATGCTCGTAGAAATAGTCATAGACCAGTAACAGCCGGTGGTGTTGATTCTGTCATGGCCGGTGGCTCACCAATCAATGTTGCAGGCAATGCTGACACCTGTGGTCATGCACGAACTGGCGGCAGCTCTAACGTGAGTGCAGGATAATGGCTGCTAGCATACTTACTCCCTTGCAGATCACTGCTAGTGCTGCACTGCTCAATAACCAGGGTCTCAAACCTTTGCCCAGTGCTCTTACCGCAGCACTGGCAGCATTCAATGCCACTCCATTGATCACTGCATACCAGGCCGCTGTGGCCTATTATCTTGCACAAACATACAAAACAACCAGCACATTGACAGCGTTGTTGAGCATGGGCAGCACCACTTGTCCGGCTCTGGGCAACAGTATTCCTGCTGCTCCAATTGGTACATTTACAAATCTTGTTTACCCAACTGCTACCACTGGCAGTGTTGTGGTACAGGAACTACCAACATCACCGTATGGATTTTCTGGCCTGGCCGAACAAACAGGCAATGCTTACCTGGGCAATGGTGACGCAGGCCGCTTTGCTCAGGGATTTTTAACAGTACAAGGTTTTATCAGCATTACCAATGATTACATAAACTCAGCAGTAAACGCCAATACCTATCTTGGACCAACGTTTACCAACATGGATGCACTAGTCACTGCTGACATCAGCACAGTGAATACTGATATTGAAAATTTTGGTGTGGACTTGGAAAAACAAGGCCAGTTGGTCAATCTTGCAAATTTAAACTTGTATGGAACACCAGCTGGACTCATACAGCAAATCAGTGCTCAGGCTGGCATAACTGATGCAGCAATTCCAGTGCTACAACAAGCGCTGACAAATGCTGGGTTGTCCAGAACAAACATTAGAGATCTAGTGCAAAACAATGTTCAGAGTTTGTTGAATCCCAGTGGCCTGTCTGCAAATCAATTTGATCGATTACAAAAAGTTGCCTGGTTGGCCATGACCGCAGTTGGTGCTGATGAGTTGACACAGATTTTGAGCATACTGGAAGTAACAACTCCCAACATTGTTGCACTCAGTGATTTGCTGGATCCGGTCAAGGTATTTCCCCTTAGTTACGCTACCTTACAAACACCCAGTCCCGATGGATCGGTTCCAATATTTAATTCTACCGGCGCTGTGAACTCCGACATACAGCCCATTGTCAACAGCTACTTGCCCAGCCAATCAGGTTGCGACGAACTGGGAAAAATCATACCACAGGCTGATGCAGTAGCCAACAAAGCAATTCAAGTTGCCTTGCAACAGATTCCAGGCATTGCCAATTCGTCTTTGCCAGCATTGGCAGAAACAGCAAGAGGTTACACTGATCAATCTTGGGATCCTGCACAGCCTTATCTTGTGAATGATCTGGTTGCTGATGGTGAAACAGTGCCTGAGTTTTATCGTGCTCAACAAGATGTGCCAGCTGGCATAGATATTGGCAATACCACTTACTGGTCACCTACCACACTGGATGGTCTCAGCACCATGGCGGGTCTGCCACTGGTACAAGACCTAGCAACTCCTGTTCCTGCTGCTGTCACTAGTTTTTTTGCCAACAACATTGCCACAGGCACAGGACCCGAAGGCACCATTACCACTTGTGATGTACTGGGCACAGCAATTGACTACAACAACATTGCCACACCATTTGACACAGCCACTGCTACCATCACAGCACTTGACGGTGCTGGCACACTAAACGCACTCAAGGCCACATATGCTGGTATGTTGACTGCTGCCAACGATGCTGCAATGATAGCTTATATTGCCACTGCCAACGCAGACATCAGCACTGTGATTGCTGCGGCCCCAGCGTCTACTACCATATTGAACACTGCGTTTGTTGCAATTGCACAATCACTCAGTGACGAAAAGGCATTGCAGATTCGAGCTGGCATTAATTATTTTGATCTGCCGCCGGGCGAACAAACAAGTGTGATGGCATTCATACAAAATCTTGCTGGTTATGCACAACTGACTGCTGATTGTGAAGCTGCTGAGTTCCTGGAACAAATTGCTGACACGTCAATAGTGGGCGGTCAAGCCTTGATTGGTGCCATGCGCGAAGCTAGAAACAAACAGTATATACAAGAATCCAACATGTTTATGTTCAACAACGTGCCTTTGGATCCGCCGTTGGTTCCAATTCCTGTTGTGGTTCCAGTGCAATGATCCAGACAATTTACCCATCCCAGTTACTATTACGATAAGTAATAGTCTGTAACAGTTGACTCTGGGTCATATTGCTGTTACAATTAGTATCTTCACTACGAATCTATAAGGAGAATATATGAAGAAAATTGCTTTAGTTTTGGCCATGTTTTTGGCTACAGGTGCCGCACAAGCACAAGTTGCTGTGTACGGTAAAGTACGCCAGTATTTGAATACCGACGCTGTTGGCACTGCCAGCAGTGTTACTGCTTTGACAAATAATACCAGTCGTCTCGGATTCCGTGCTAGTGAAAAGTTAGCCAATGGTTTTGTTGCGTCTGCTGTTGTTGAGACCAGTGTGTTAGCTGATGCTCCAGGTGCCACCAGCCTAGGCGATCGCGAAAGCACTATTGGCTTGTCCAACAACATGATTGGCGTGCGTATGGGTCGTGCATCACATGCATATGATTCTGTAATCAGTGCATTTAGTCCTGTGAATGATTTTGGTGCCAGCACTGAAACCACTCACACTCAGCCGTCAAGCCGCATTCAGAATGCTGTGTTTGGTTCTATGAACGTGGGCCCTGCCGCTGTGCGTTACGATCGTGGACTGTCTGAAGTTGCTGGTACTAATGACGTGCAAGTTGGAAGTATTGCTGCCACTTTTGGTCGTGTTGCTGTTGGCGCTGCCCGTCACACTGGTTCTGCTAGTGACTATAGCTCTGTCGGTGCCAGCTACAATGCAGGCATTGCCACTGTGTACGGCCTGTGGAGCGAGCAAAAAACTGCTGGTGCCACCGTCAACACTGGCAAGAGCGTAGGTGTTGCTGTTCCTGTAGCAGGAACTCCTGTAACAGTAAAAGGTTCTTATGGTATCAACACCGCTGACACCAAGAGCTACAACGTGCAGACCACTTATGCATTCAGCAAAACAACATCTGCTCATGCTGTGTTCCGCAAAGACGAAGCAGTTCTTGCAACGAATAACCGCCAGCAATTTGGTGTTGGTCTAGAATACAATTTCTAAACCCAAAGTACTACTGTAAAAAGTAGTACTTTTTGCTAACAAAACCCTGCCCTGTGCAGGGTTTTTCTTTTGGTTGACCATTAATGCCCAATTTGCTATAATACACACATAGACAGCAAAAAGGAGCGTGAAATGGAATACAAACAGCATTTGGAACTTATCACCAAATGGGGCCAGTACAACGGCGTCCAGGGTGGCTTGCTAGAAACCCTACAAGCCATGCAGGCATGTGGTTCGGACGAACTGCACCGCGACGAGCGCCTGGCATTGCGAACTGTAATGAATGGTTTTCAGCAGTTGTTTGCCCCTGCGCAAAACGGTTGACCATTATTTCCCATTCTGCTATAATTAACACTTAAACAGCAACAAGGAGTCTAGTATGCAAGCAGTCGAAATCGCCCGTGCAATTATTGCCAATGGCTATTCCAATGATGAGCTCAACAACATTGCAGATGCTATCAAGTTTGCCCGTACCCAGCTTACTCGCCGCAACACCGGCACCTTTGTGATTGGTAGCCGTGTGGCATTTGTCAACAGCAAGACTGGTGTAAGATTTACTGGCAAGGTCAACAAGGTCAAGCAGAAGTTTGTGCTGGTGGACACCGATGTTGGTGTGCGTTACAATGTGCCAGCATCCATGTTGGTGGCAGCATAATGGGTCTCGACATGTATGCCTATGCGGCCGCTAAAGAAGGCGAGCAGGCCGCATTCGATCAAGGATCCAAATGGGATGCAGAAAAGAATGACATGGTAAATCCCATTGCGCCTGCACCACGTGAGATTGCATACTGGCGCAAGCATCCGAACCTGCATGGCTGGATGGAACGACTTGCCAAATCAAAAAATGTCGAGTACGGCTCATTCAACGGTGTTGAACTGGAACTGACCTGGGCAGACATTGATGCACTGGAGCAGGCAGTAACGCACAAGAAATTACCGGCCACAACAGGATTCTTTTTTGGTAGCGATGCTGATGAATTATATTACGAAAGTGACCTAGCGTTCATCAAAGCTGCTCGCGCTGAACTGTTTCTGGGCTTGCGAGTGTTTTACAACAGCTCGTGGTAAGAGATTAAATATATGAATGCAATTGATTTTAGTGACACAAGGTTTGAAGGCGTAGTGGCTGCAGGATGGATTCGCGATCTTGAAAGCAGCGACAGTCGAATACACAAAGAAAAAGTGATCGAAAAAGCTCTAATGGCCTCTAAACTGGGATCAACAGATGCTCAATGCTTTTTGTTCAACTGCTATCAGGCCTACAACCCCTTCCATGTGTTTGGGGTCAAGCAAGTGCCAGAGACCACTGGACTTGAGTCTCGACCCAATAACTGGCCTGTGTTCTGGGGTCTGTGTGAAGCACTGCGTACTCGTAGCCTAACCGGGCACGAAGCTCGTGATCGTATCACGGCCATCAGCCAAGAGTTTGACAGCGATGAATGGAACATGGTGTGCCGACGAGTGCTGATCAAAGACCTGCGGTGTGGCGTTAGTGAAAAGACCATAAACAAGGTTGTGGGCCGAACAGAATGGAAAATCCCTGTGTTCAATGTACAATTGGCGCAGGACTCAACTGATCAGCCCAAGAAGATGAAGGGCATCAAACGTCTGGAAGTCAAGCTGGACGGTGTGCGTGTTATTGCAGTGGTGTCTGGTAATGGCTGTGTGTTATACAGCCGTAATGGCAAGGAGTTTGAAAACTTTCCGCAGATTGCTGAGGCTATTCTGAACAACCGTCGGGCATTCCAATACGGTCGAGGCACAGGTGGTCACTTTGTGTTGGATGGTGAAATTGTGGGTGAGAATTTCCAAGCCTTGATGAAACAGGCACAACGCAAAAGCAATGCCAAAACAACTGACATGGTTTATCACATTTTTGATATCATCCCATTGGATGCACTCAAAGAAGGCCATTGCAACTTGCAACAGCACAAACGTATAGCATGGCTAGAAAGTGCAAAAACGGTGTTGGACGAAACCGATTGTTTGCGTATTATGCCAGGAATGGATGTGGATCTGGATACTGCTGAAGGGCATGATGTCATGCGCCGCTTTGCCGAAGCGTCAGTTGAGCAAGGTTATGAAGGCATCATGATCAAGAATCTTGACGCTCCCTACGAATGCAAGCGTAGTGATCACTGGATGAAATGGAAACCCACAATCACAGTGGACTTGACCATTGTGGGATTTGAAGAAGGAACTGGTCGCAATGCAGGCCGGCTTGGTGCTATAATTTACGAAGGAGTTGACAATGAACGAAATATTCGGGTTAATGTTGGTACTGGCTATAGCGATAATGATCGTGATGAGTTTTGGGCTGCCAGGGATCAGTTACTTGGTGTCATTGGCGAAATCCAAGCTGATGCAGTTACTCAGAATCAAGACGGATCATACAGTCTGAGATTCCCTAGACATGTTCGATTCCGCGGATTCGAAGCAGGTGAAAAACTGTAATGCATTGGCTATTGGTATTGATCTTGGCATTCGTTAATCTGCCACTGGCCCTGGCATTGTCAGCAATTTTTATATTTTTTGAAAGGCAAAAATGATCTCAATGAAAGAATTCATGGAACTGGTGGACTACAAGATCACCGAAGGCGGCGACTATGGCTGGCAGTGCTTTGGACCCAACAGCTATCAGTTGAGCCACTGGAATGGTGTTCATGGCAAGGGTGGCTGGAGTGCCAATATTGTGTTCAGCACCAAGAGCCAAAAGGTCTATTGCGTAGAAGTATGCGACTACACCAACGATCGTGCTTACAGAATGATCAATCCTGACTATGTGAAAAAGCATGATAAGGAAGCCCAGAGTCGAGACGTGAATCTCAATCAAGCCTGGGACGATGTCGACTATGTTGATCTTGACGTAGATGATGACTTCATGCAAAAGTTTCTGGCCATCCGAGCCGGTGAGGATTATGACACACGAGTACAGATTACAGTTGACTTTTCAGATGAAGATCTTCTGAAGTACATGAAACTGGCGCACGAACGTGACATTACCTTCAACGAGTTTGTGGTACAAGCCCTAACTGAAGCTATTCGAGTACGCCAAACTGATCCAGAAAAATTTGATCAATTGTACAAGGAATAAAAATATGAGCAAGAAACTTGAAATCGACTTTGAAACAGCAGACCGCATTGCAGTACTGACTATGAAAGAACAACGCAAGTATCTCAAGAAAGAACTAGCTGATTTCAAAAAAGGTGAGTACTTGCATCCTGAAGATGTAAGTGGAAACACAATCATGATTCATCACTTGGATGCTGTTATCAAGCATTTTGGTGGCTAAATGAAAATTGGACTCAGTTATAGTCGATGTGTTCGAGACATTGTGGAAGGTCGAGTAGACATCGACGATGTGCTGGTGATCATATCTCGTACAGATTTTGATCCGCAAGACGATGATCAATGGCAAGGAATTTGGTCATCGTACTGTTTAGGTGGGAGAAGTAATCCTGAGTGGAGCAATTACGATTTTAACAGCAAAGAGGATGAAGACAAGTTCCGCAGTGTAAGTGTGGGCTTATGGAAGTTGGGCAAGTTTCACCAGCCACGCAAGTTTGGCGCACATCCTAGTCGTCGCTCAGAATTTTGGTTGGAAGCAGTACTGCCTGATTCTGAATTACAAACTCGTCCAGCAGTAAAGGAAGCATGGGATCAGTTTCAGATGTTGGCTGGCCTGACCAATACAAAGTTGGATCGAGATTATCAATAAAAAAGGTGTATTATGAGAAGGATCTTGAGTTTATCAAGGCTGCTCGAGCAGAATTGTTTCTGGGCTTGCGAGTATTTTACAATTCAAGTTGGTAACTGATCATGGCAGGCTGGAACACAATTCAAACAATTCGCAGGTTAGAAGAACGTGCAGAACTTCTTGGCATGCGGTTTACTGCTTATAAACATGAGGATGTTTACGGTGAGAATGTGGCCCTGGTGCCCCTGGACCTGGCGGCATTGCCAATCTACAGCCGTGATGCTGTATTGTTTGCTGGTTCGTTGGAATCTGCTGACAAGTTTATGCAAGGTGTATTGTGGGCACGAGATTATGATAGAATGCTCAAGATCAGCGATGTTGCCAAGCGTGAACGCAAAGAACAAGATGAACGCAACAGGCAAATGGTCAAGCTCTTGAAGAGCGAAAAGCTCACACTGGTAAACAAATGAAAAAGGTGTACTATGAAAAAATTGGACGGCGGTATCGGCCTGTGGCTGAGTATGATAATGATCTTTTGGATAGTTTCCATAAAGGTAGTCACCTTGTCTGCGTATACCCCGGGGGTCAATCCCGTAGGTATAACGTGGAACCTAACTATGCGGCCATGATTGCTGCTGGCCGACTGGCTGAAGATGCCATCTGTCAGGCCCTGCACAAGGCCAGTGAAATGCGGCCACAAAAAACTCCCATCACTCCGGGTCAACTAAAGGCCTGGCAAAAATTAGCCATGGAATTTGGTGATGAATTGTGTCCACTGATGCACTCCAGTGCTAGAGATTTAGCCGAAGCAGGTGTCAAGGCCATGCAGGCCGAAGCTGACAAACTTATGAGTCATCCCGCAGTGGTTGACGCATGGGAGAAATTTATGTTAACATGTGAACTTACCAAGGAGAGAAAAAATGGCAACTAAAACAACAGTATCTAAAATCAGCGACAAGCTGATCAAGATAAATGAGTCATACACTGTGTATCGTTACGACAACGGGTTCATGGTAGAAGCAGGTGGACGCAACAAAAAAGGCGACTATGTCACTGCCAAGATCTTGTGCAACACACTGGATGAAGTGCTGATTCTTGCAAAAGAAGCCGGCGAAATGGATCTGGACAGTTAAGGACAACAACATGGCCACCTGGAAACTATCACCACAACACAAAAAATCAGCAGTAGAAAAAATGTTTTTCTACAATGGCAGCAAAGCCATTGTTGTTGAACAAGGCTGGCGCTGGGGCACGTTCACAGTGGAATCAGATGAACGTCCGCTTACTGATCTAGAACTGGTAAATGAAGACGGTTATGAACTTGGTTGCATTGACAACGACGAGTCGTGGGAATTGTGCGAAATGACTGACGGTTGTTGGCTAGATATTGACGCCTTGCGCGACGCCACCGAAGAAGATGTGACAGCATTTGAACAGGCCTGGGAAGAAGACAGCTATGATGGTGTTGAAGCTCTGGGCTGGAGCAACGATGACACTGAATACTACTATTACGGGCCGCTAGAGTTGACCAACGAAGACACTGGTCAAGTATTCCTGGGTGATGCGGTTGAGCCTCAAGCGCAAACCGAACAACAGTTGTTGGCAGAGTTAGACGAGCTGATTGCCGCCATGCCAGAACCTGCTGTTACAGATTGGTTCTCAGCAGATGTCAAGCCTGTGCATAAAGGCAATTATCAAGCAATTACTGAGGCAGCACCTATGTGGCCGTTTCCTACCATGGTAGAGTGGGATGGCAAGCAGTGGGGCGAGCCTGTCAAAGAGTGGCGCGGCCTGTCGAACAAGCCCGAATAAATTGACAAGCAGCCGCGTGATTTGTATAATTACTACGCATGGTCAAAGAGGTTGAGCAGTTCAATGGTGTGGCAGGGTAGCTTACCCAGGGCCTGTTGCGCCGTGGCATGTGAACGTTAGTCTTGTAGGATGCGACAAGGACCTCGATTGGTAAAACAATCAAAACCTGGTTGGTAGCCGGGGGTATGCCGAGTGGAATTATCTGGAAAGGACTTTATGTCTGTCAAAATTGAGGCCTCTACGTTGAGTATGCCTGAGTCACTTGACTCGCTTGAAAAAACGCCTTTGGCCATGCACCGTATTTGGTTCACAGTGTCCGACAGTGTCACTTGGTACAAAATTATTCACGAAGCCAATCAGCATTACGGCAAGAATTGGCGCTGCCAACCACACGTGAAGCGCCGTCTTGATCGGAATCGCTGGCAGCCAAAAGACATACCTGTTTGGTTTGAAGTGCCAGATCCGGGCTTTGCAACCTGGGTAGCAGTCAAGCATGCAGTTGTGGCCAAACTAGGCCCCAATAAATAAGTGTTATGATATTTGGATACTTCACCCTTTTTGTTGCACTGATACTCAGTGCAGTGGCAGCATACTACAGCATTGTTGGTCTCACAGCAATTTTCAGTGCGGCTATTATTCCCATTGTTATCATGGGTGCAAGTTTGGAAATTGGCAAAGTCACAGCCGCAGTTTGGTTGAAGCTGAATTGGCATCGTGCCAGTCTAACTTATAAACTGTATCTGGTGCCGGCACTGGTATTCCTCATGCTGTTGACCAGCATGGGTATCTTTGGCTTCTTGAGCAAGGCACACAGCGACCAAAGTCTAGTGTCGGGCGATGTTACCAGTAAGATTGCAATATACGATGAAAAGATCAAAACCGAAAAAGAGAATATTGAGGCAAACCGTAAGGCACTTAAACAGATGGATGAAGGAGTGGACCAAGTATTGGGCCGCTCAGCAGATGAAAAAGGTGCCGACAAAGCAGTGGCTCTGCGTAGGTCCCAGCAGAAAGAACGTGCTCGCCTTCAAGCTGAAATATCGCAGTCGCAAAAGTCTATTGCGGAACTTGGTGATGCCCGTGCGCCTATTGCCGCTGAGGTCCGTAAAGTTGAAGCCGAGGTTGGACCAATAAAATACATTGCGGCATTTATCTATGGTGACAACCCAGATGCCAATTTGTTGGAAAAAGCAGTGACATGGGTGATTATTATTATTGTTGCAGTGTTTGACCCTCTGGCACTGGTGCTGATCCTTGCTGCTCAACAAAGTTTAAAGTGGGAACGGCAGGCTCGAGAGGATCGAGCAGCCATGGGCATTGTGCCTCCTGATGTGGTCACACGACCGTTTACCCCAGAAGAAATTGCAGCGTTGGATCAGACTGAACCTGACCCCAAGTATGATCCTGATGACGGACCGTTGACCACTGACCAAGTGCAACAGATCAAAAAAACAACAGCAGAACAACACCCTTATCTTGCTCAGCCTTTTGTGCATTTTAAAAATCTTAAACCTATAGTACATAAAGTAGAAGATGAATATGTTAAATGGCCGGGCGGTGTAGGAGAACAACCTGTACTGGATTCCGAAGATGATCTATCAGACGAAGATGATCATCCCAAAGTAAAGGAAGCCATAAAGATCTGGAAAATGGCCAACCCCAATGAAACCATCAAGGAACAAAGACATCGTCTGGCCCGCGGGATAATTTCTGAATTACCCTGGATGAAGCTGATAGAGGATACGGTGCCGCAAGGCGTAAATCAAGGATTTGGTGCAGCGTTTCCTGTTACTGCAAACAAAGGTGACACATTTATTCGTGTTGACCGACTGCCCAATCAGGTATACAAGTTCAATGGTATTGACTGGATACAGATTGACAAACAGCTTAGTGACAGTTACACTTACGATGAAGCCTACATTGATTATCTTATTGAAAAAATCAGTGTGGGCGAATATGACGCAGAGCTACTGAGTGACAGTGAGCGTGATCAAGTGGCAGTTAGATTACAACAAACCAAGCAATGAAAAATAACGAAACAATCGATTCATGCAGTTTTTGTGGCAAACACAAAGACGTAGTAACCAAGCTCATTGTGGGTGAGAATGTTGCTATTTGCAATGAGTGTGTGGACCTGTGTGAAAATTTACTCAAAGACGAGGTAACAGTTGATGTTGTTGCAGAGGCAACTCTAGACCCTCAAAAGATCAAACAACATCTTGATCAATATGTGATTGGACAAGACCGTGCCAAACAGGTTCTGAGCGTGGCAGTAGTAAATCACTACAAACGTATTTCAAACACTGATCCTGATATTGAAATTGAAAAAACCAACATACTCATGCTTGGCCCCACGGGATCTGGCAAAACACTGCTGGCTCGCAGTGTGGCTCGTTATTTGGATGTGCCATTTGTGATTGCAGATGCCACCAGTCTTACTGAAGCTGGATATGTTGGCGACGACGTGGAAAGCATGATCTCTCGATTGTTTGCTGCCAGCGGCAACGATGTTGAAAAGACCCAGCGAGGCATTGTGTTTATTGACGAGATTGATAAAATTTCTCGTAAAAGCGAGAGTGCTAGTATCACCCGTGACGTGTCAGGAGAAGGGGTGCAACAGGCCCTGCTCAAACTGGTTGAAGGCACCAAGTGTAGAATCACTCCACAGGGTGGTCGCAAGCATCCGTCGGGTGACACTGTGGAAATTGACACCCGTAATATTTTGTTTATTGCAGGTGGTGCATTTGTTGGCCTGGAGAACGTGGTCAAAAGTCGTGTGAAAGGCACCAGCATTGGATTTGGTGCCGAAGTCAACAACAAGAATGCCGGAGGACTTGATCAAGTGACTCCAGATGATCTTGTGAGATTTGGCATGATCCCTGAGTTTGTGGGACGTTTTCAAAGCTGGGTAGCACTGAAAGAGCTGTCCAAAGATGACCTGATCATGATCCTTACTGATATACGTCACAGCTACATCAGTCAGTACAACTGGTTGTTTGGTCGAGATCAAGTTGATCTTAAATTTAGCAAAGAAAGTCTTGAACTGATTGCAGAACGCACACTCAAGAACAAAACAGGTGCTAGAGGTCTGCATTCAGAACTGGAACGAGTGTTGCTGCCACATATGTTTTATTTGAGCAGCTACAAAACCCAAGGCATCAAGTGCGTGGACATTGGTGTAGATCAAGTAAACTCACCAACAGAATTGAAACAAGTCAATGAGTAATGTATATTGAATTTACTCTGCCACAGGGTGCTGTCGGATTAACGGCAGCACATGCGTTGGGCACAGTTTCTAGTAGACTAGCCACCTGGGCAAACAAGTACAACGTCAATTACAAAGCAAAAACAATCAAATACAAGATGCGAGTAACGTTTGATTCGGACGAGTATTACACATTGTTTGGGCTGACCTGGGCACTGGACTCAGAACATCCAAGCTGGACAAATTACCGCATGATATCTGATCTAAATAACAAAACATAATTGGTTTTTGTGTTATACTAAATAACAATGTAGTGCCCATAGTGGGGCTACACTTCAAAGTCATCTTGCTTAATAAAGGAGAAAACAAATGACAAAAACTCTCACCCTTCGTAGTTTCGACATTCCCGCAATTCACAAATTTGGTATTGGTTTCGATAACATGTTTGATGATCTCATGCGAGTAACAGCTCAACAATCCAGCACAAACTATCCACCTTACGACATTGTACAAATCAATGAAGATGAGTACATGATCAACCTAGCTGTGGCTGGCTTTGGGCATGACAACCTTTCAGTGACCAAGGACAAACAGTTCTTGATAGTGGAAGGTACGCACAGTGTAACAAAGCTGGCAGATGAAGATGATGCCAACTACACATATCTACACAAAGGCATTAGCGAAAGACATTTCCGCAGAGAATTTAAACTGGCGGATCATGTGGAAATCAGCAATGCACATCTTGAACTTGGTATCTTGAGCATACGTTTAAAACGTGAAGTTCCTGAAAGCGCCAAGCCAAAGACCATTGCTATCACACACGTTTCTTAATATAATAGTGTAAATACAGTGGCAGCAATTTCGCTGCCACTGCTATCAAGGAAAGTAACAATGCCTCAATCAGAAATCCGCACACGCATCAAACCACTAGAAGCTGCAAAAGAGCCCCCAATGTACCGCGTGGTTTATATCAATGACAGTCACACCACCATGGAGTTTGTGATCGAAAGTTTAATTGATTATTTTGATTACACCGCCGAAACTGCCACACAAATCACCGTGGACATTCACGACGAAGGTTCTGCTTGTGTTGCTGTGTTGCCCTACGAAATCGCAGAACAAAAAGGTGTTGAAGTCACGTTGCTGGCCCGTGCTCAGAGTTATCCACTGCTGATCAAGCTCGAACCCGAAACAACAGTTTAAAACTCAATCACAATGCGTTTGGGATGATAAACGTGTTGTGAATATTGTGTGTCGGCCCGCCCACGACAGTTGTTGACAAATCGTATGCCACTGCGAGTTTGATCCACTGATCCGTGAAAATGTCCAAAGCACCATGTGTCAATCTTGTGTTCTGTGTCTAATGCCAGTGCCTGCATCATGTATCTGTTGCCCATGGTATTTTTGCGCAAGTGGCCTTCTAGACCAATGTCGTGATCAACCAGTGCAGGATCAGGCACAGTATGTGTGACCACAACAATCTTTTTAACATCTTTGTGAGTTTGCAAGCGTTTTATGCTGCTACTCATGTACACACTGTCAGTGTTGGCCAACCTTGCAACATTTCGAACTGCTGAGTCAGAAAGTTTAAATTTTTCTTGATACCATTCTGAAGATCCTGATATATCAATGCCAAGATCAAAATCGAATCCCCACCAGCCGTTTGTGCCCAAGATTGCAACTCCTTCGACCACTACCACATTGTCTTGAAGATAAACCACATTTGGTATTCGATTGATCTTTTTTATTAAATCGTTGTAGCTTTCACCTAGATCTTCAAGATAATCAGTATGCTCATCGTTGCCGTCAATGTAGAAAACAGCTTGGTAACACTGGCCCAGGTGCTTGAGTGCTTTGATCACAAGAGCTCTGTCTCGAGCAATATCGCCCGCAACCACACACACAGTACTGGTAGCTCGATTGGTCCAGTCAAATTGACCACCCCAGGTTTCTATGTGTAAATCAGAAATTAAATCAAATGCAAATGTCATGATACATATTTAAAAGGAAACAACATGAACATAATTTTTGGAGACCCCATTGAGTCCATTCCCAACAGCTTTACCATACTGCCACTTGACTCATTTCGCGTACAAGACAGTGCTAGTCCAGTCACTGCCTGGGCGGTAATTGAGAAAATTCCTTTAACTGAATTTGCCACCGCAGCAGACAACACCAAGATACACAAGGAATTACTGGAGTTTTATCGACAACGGCAATGGAACTATTGTGAGCATGCAATTGACTACCTTATGGGCAAGTGGAATGGCGAGCTAGACACATTTTACACAGATCTGCTGCAACGAGTAATTGCATTCAAGCAAACGCCGCCTGCTGAAGACTGGGACGGATTACGTGTTAAGATTTAATTTCGAGCTGCCAACCAGTGTTCTAGTGCTTGCAGTTCTTCCGTAGACCGAGACGCAGCACTTGAACTTAGTGGCATGGTTTTTGATTTTGCCCAATACTTTCCAGTGCAATTTTGTTCCATTACATTTATTGCACTATCAAGATTACGATAAAATTCGTCTTCAATACTTGTTTGCCATTCTTGACTAAAAAATCTATCCTTGTTTCTGCTGGCAATCACACGTAGATTTTTCCAGAGTTGGCGTTTTTCCAATTCAGGTAGTGCTGCAATTCGTTCCATCTCGTTGACTATTGCTTTTAGTCTTTGTTTTGAATCAGCAATGCTGTCATATTCTTCATTTATTAAACCGTCAAATGTTTCAAATCCGTAGTTTCTAAGATATTGTAAACTGCCAGCGGTAGAAGTCAGTATAAATGGCATACCGCATGCAATGGGGCGCAATGTTTTTTCTGTCAGGTGCCAACGGCTATCATCAAACAATGTTTCTAACACCACTTCTATTCCAGAACGTTTATAGTCAAGATTATTATAGTCGGCACTGGCCGAGCTCAAATGTTGATTTGGTACAAAAATTTCGTGTAATCTAGTAGAGCTGATGGACAACGATGTATTTTTAAATTGATGATTGGTATAATTTATTCCGTTGTCTATTGCAGAAAAACTAGTGAGACAGTGGATATCTATTTTGGCTGCTGCCACTAATTCAAAAAAGGTCAATCTATATTCTCGAGAGCCAGACCATGCACGATTGTAAATTAAAAAATCTTTGTCAATAGCATTGATATCAATATTGGTAATCCATGGATCGTGTGCTGCATATCTAAACCAATCCGCAGCAATCAATGCATGACTCCAAAAATACACTGGCAAAAATCCATGTTCCTGATACACTGCAACTTGGCTGCTGTTTTGTTCACTATGGGTAATAATCATATGATCATAAAGATTGGTTGAAGGATTGGCTACGCCACGAAGATGTAGGCTAATTTGATACATCAATTTTTCGGGATCTCGATTGTGTTGGTTGTAATTATTCCGTATTATTTCTTGATCCCACCAGGCTAAAAAATCATTGTCGGACCATAGATCAAATTGCAACGGTTCTTGGTCGTGCATGATCATTATTGGTGTTGTCATATCATGTATCCAACTGTGGTACAGCGGCAGCATCCTATTAAGGTTTTCTAGTTTTTTTGAACCATGAGGAATCCAGCCATAAATTATTATATCGTGGTTGCTTTTGTGGTACAAGTGATCGTATAATCTATCTAAAGGGATACTCATCTATGAAAAATATTGGTTTTATTGGTCTAGGAAAACTAGGCATGGACTGTGCAGAAGTATTTGCAGAAAAACACACAGTGCGGGGTTATGATATTTACCCACGCTCAAGTGACTCAGTCAAAGTTTGCAGCATTGAAGATACCATTGAGCAAAGCGAATGGATTTTTATTGCAGTACCAACTCCACACACAGAAGGATATGATGGTTCTGTTCCGAGCAGTCATATGGAGCCCAAGGACTTTGGTCACGAAGCAGTGATTGATGCCATTCACAACGTGAACCGATATGCAACCAGTCCCAAGAAGATTGTGCTGATCAGCACTGTGTTGCCCGGAACCACACGCCGTAAATTTTACTCGCTGCTGGACTCACAACATCAGTTCTTGTACAATCCGTATTTGATTGCCATGGGCAGTGTGAAATGGGACATGGTCAATCCTGAAATGATCATGATTGGCACTGAAGACGGTAACCCTAATACTCTAGCAGGCGAACTGATTGATATTTACAAAACAATCATGCAAAACAATCCACGCTACGAAATTGGCACCTGGGACGAGTGCGAAGCCATCAAGATCTTCTACAACACATTTATTTCAGCCAAGGTTGGCTTGGTCAACATGATTCAGGACTTTGCGCTAAAAATTGGTCACATCAATGTTGACGTTGTAACCGATGCGCTTGCACGTAGCACCATGCGTATCATGGGGCCCAAGTACATGACAGCAGGCATGGGTGACGCAGGTGCTTGCCATCCAAGAGACAACATTGCTCTGCGTTGGTTGGCCAAAGAATACGACATTGGCTACGACTTGTTCGATACTGTGATGCATGCTAGAGAAATACAAGCAAAAAATCTAGCTCAGTTCTTGTTTGACACAGCACTCCAGGATGGAAAGGCTTTTGGTCTCTTGCCTATTGTGATTCACGGCAAGGCCTACAAACCTGATGTACCCTATTGCATTGGCAGCTACAGCACCCTGGTTGGACACTACTTGAAAGAGCTGGGAGTTCTAGTCAAGTATGTTGACCCACTGGCCGACGACCCGGCTGATGTAGTGGCTAGTGTTGATCATCCTGCAGTATTTTTGTGGGCACACAATCGCAAGATTACCTATGAATACACTGGTGATCAATTGGATACCTTGCCCTATTGCGAAATTCCAAAAGGCAGCATTATTGTTGATCCCTGGCGAAAACTATCCAGTACTCCTGATGTCAAGGTAGTACACTATGGCAACACAAGACCTGTTTAAATATCATCTCCCAGTGTTCTGGGATGATGAGTTCAAAGGTCTAGACTATGTCAACGAAGAATTCAATGACATTGCAAACCTTGAACGATGGACCAAATTAGGATATGCCAACAAGTTCACTGGAGACATGTGTGACATGCGCAGGCCACAGCCCAGTTGGAATTATCAATTCATAAAGATTTTCCAGGAAATGGGCTGGAAAGATATTGGTACCAGCTATTACAGAATGGGTACTGGCACCATCTTGCCCACACACAGTGATTTGTATCTGCGTTACATAGACGTTTTCAAGCTGCAAGGACAAGAGCACAAGATACGCCGAGCTATTGTGTTTTTAGAAGATTGGAAACCAGGTCACTATTTTGAAGGCAATGGCCACCCAACTGTGAACTGGCGTGCTGGAGATGTAGTAGAGTGGGCTTACGATGCTGCGCACCTGGCTGCCAACCTTGGCCTAGACCCTAGATACACACTGCAAATCACAGGACACGTATGATCAATTCCTACAACGAATGGGACCGTCTAAGAAGAATTGTTGTTGGCGATGCAAGCCATGCCAACTGGCCCAGGCACGATCCTGTGTTCAGTGCTGAAGCCAAAAACACCCTGTGGAAAGAAACTCCACTGCCCGCAGGTCCTGTGCCGCAATGGATCATTGACGAAGCCAACCAGGATCTGCAAACGCTGGCAGACACACTCACAGCACATGGTGTAGAAGTAGTGCGTCCGGATACACTGAACTTTCAAGTCCACGATGGCTTGTACAACTATTGCCCACGTGATAGACTAATTGTACATGGATCAACTATAATTGATCCTGCCATGATGTATCCCTGCAGAGACATGGAACTACAGTGCTATCATGACATTGTGGATCAAGCTGAGCACTATCACTTTATGCCTCGCAACAAAGGCATGATACTAGACGCTGCCAATGTGTTGCGCTTGGGCCCAGACCAAATGTTGTTTTTGGAATCAGCCAGCGGAAATAGAGCAGCCTATGACTGGTTGTGCCACACCTTGCCTGATGTGGAAATTGAACTGTGCAACTTCTATGCTGGCGTGCATATTGATTCAACCATTGTGGCCTTGAACAAGGACACATTTGTTGTCAACGGTAGTCGTGTGACTGCTGATACCATGCCCCGGATGTTGCAGGGCAAAACGATCATCATGATCAATGACGTAGTAGCACAAGGATTCCATGAATACCCATATGCCTCAAAATGGATTGCACTCAACATGTTGAGCATTG